CGATACGGTCAACCTTGTCGTCAACCTCTTTGCGGGTGATGTTTTCGCGCGCTATTTCCTCACGGGTACGGTTAAGCAAAACACCAAACCGGCCTAGCTCGTCTATCTTACTTTTTAGCATCATACCCATCGCAGCCACCAGTAAAGAAAGGAGCATGTTCCATAGCATCATCTCCATGATTTAACACTTCCACGCCCGCAGGGATTTATTGATACGGCTATTGGGATCGTTAGCGGTCTTAGCGGAAGTTAGCTTTTTCTTCATGCCTGTCATCCTTGCGCAGAATGAATCCCGGCGCGGCCCACCTTCAGGTTGTGGCCTCTTCAATCCGGGCTTTCCGGGGTTAGCCGCGTTATAAGAGGCACGCCCCTTCGCGTTTAAACCGCCTTTTGGGTTTTTCCCTTCTTTCCTCGTCCATGCTGGGGTCTTAGCCATTCGCCACCTTTAAATTTGTTTCCCGGATTTGCTTAAGCATTGGGCGCAGCACATCAGCCTCGAAGTCGCGTGTGAACTCCTCAGTACCAACGTGCGGCAAACTTATCGTGGGGTCAAGAAATACCGTAAAGCCTTCCGCCCCGATACGATCACAGAACAGATAATCCTCACCAAAGTATTCACCGTCTTTAACAGCAAAGTTAAAAACAGCGCACTCGTACTCGTCGGTAATGTTGTTGTGGTAGCGCCATTCAGGATGCCGTCTAACCATATGCTCAAGTACGTGACGGCGGATCAGCATAAACCCCGTACCAATCCGAAGAACCCGGACAAGACCGTTCCTATCAAACTCAAACCGCCCAGCCTCATCGAAGTACATATCCAGAAAAAACTTCCGGTCTGCACCGCGACGCGGATAGACCCCGGCGGTAACGTCCTTCCCGTCGCTTAACGCAAGCAGACGAAGAATCACGTCTTCCGACGCAATCACGTCAGAGTCAATAAACAAAAGGTCTGTTGCGTCGGACTTTAAAAAGTCATGGACGATAGAGTTACGAGCCTTGGTGATGAGGGAACACCCCGATACATGCGTGAGCATCAACTGCACGCCCAGCTTGTCAACGATTGCCGCCAGCTTTGCAAGGGCAAACGCGGTCTTGATGTTGACCCTGCCGTCATAAGCAGGTATGCCCACCATCAATTTACGGCCCCGCAGGTCTACGGAGCGCGCCTCATCAGCCATAAAATACCGTCACTGAGGAAACGTTGGTCACGTCAACGTAAACATCAGTCTCAAACAACACACCCTCTGCCGGGATCAAGATATTAAAAATTTCAGCCAGCGCAGGCGTGTTGATTGTGATTTCGGCTGTCCCACCTGATCCGCCGTCCTTGAGAACGACTGAACCAGCAGTTGCTGTGCTGGTTATAGTCATCGCCTTGACGCGGGTGCGAGCGGCAACCATTGTGCCATCGGCAGTTGCCGTGGCACTCTTTACGTCGGTTTGCATCGCCATATAGCCCTCTTATGATTAGGCGGCAACAGCGCCGTTCAGGGCAACAATGGCCCAACCAGCGGAGGTGTAGACCAGCGTCGCGGACTCACCAACGTTGGTGAAGGTAATAGTGCTAAAACCAATTTTGGTGGTGGGGGTCAAAACCGCAGAACCACCATCTACGGTGTGAACGATAATCTTGATTTGCCCCGCAGTGCCGTTTGCAAGCGTAAGCGCTTGCGCTGCACCCGTGGTGGTAAGCGAAGTAATCGGGGTGGTGAGGTTAACCGCACCAGCACCAGACAGAGATTGAACTCCGCCAATCAAAGCACCGCTTAACGTGGATGCACCGCTGACTGCCAGAGTCGTAACGCTGGTAGCAGCCCCAATCGTTGCATCAACAGTAACAGCACCCGTGGTGCTATCAACAGTAATCGATTGGAAGCCGTTCTGCGAGCGAACGGGGCCGGTAAAAGTAGTGTTTGCCATAGCATCTCCGTGTGTTAGCACATCCTCGTACCGTCTCTAACAAGTCTGCCCAGCCAGTCGGTACGAGTAAAAATCTGGGGCAAATAGGTTTATATCAGGTGTACTTAGGAGTGTCAACGAGCTGGTTTGATTTCCGCAAGTTTTCTACTTGAGTGACAACCCGCAAGTTCCACGGCACATGGAGGCCACAAACAGACTCCCCCCGCAAAGGTATGATGTGGTCGACTACGTATTGCTCCCCCGTGGTTTTGGTCATTGTGCGGGCTATTCGGTATAGCTCCCGCATCTCCAATTTCTGCTTGTGCGTTAACCATTTGGGGGTAGCTACACGATGTTTACGCCGTCGCGACTTATTGCTAGCCGCAATCCAATCGGGATTAGCGGCTTTCCACGCTTTCTGCCAACGCGCTTTTTCTTCTATAGGCCGCGCCTGCGCACGGGCAATGACCAGTTCGCGGTTACGTTCGTAATAACGGCGTTTGGCCTCCTTGACAACTTCAGAAGTCTTAAAGTAGTCCTTGCGGGCTTCGTTTGAGCGAATCCATTCTACCTTCTGACACTCTACGCAGGTGCCTTTGGCTAAACGTAACGCCGTATGCCCGTGGATACAAGGCTCGCCGGTAAAGTAATACTTAACGCCCTGTGCTTTTGCTTCCTTGCGGGTTTTTGGGTAATCCATATTGCCTCCGTGAGTTACGATACAGGCAATATACTATTGGTAATCTACGTAGTCAACACAAAAGAAAAGGCCCACCGAAGTGGGCCTAGTCTTATTGCTAAGTCCTTGGTTTACAAGGATTTTCTAGGTAGAACCGGGAGAACCGAAGATTCCCAACGGATCGCTGACGCCAAACGAATAACGCTCGCGCGCCTTGTAACGTACGTTTCCGGTATCGAAGTCTCCGTCCATTGACGTGGAAAGAGGTGTACGAACAAAATGCTTCAGACCGTTAGGCACATCGGTACACAGGAACCAAGCGTTCGTATCGGTCAAGAAGTGATTGACACGATACCCCTGCGGGATGGAACCGTTGTTCTTCAGGGCGTTGATGTCGTTATCAGCGGTCGCCGTACGGAGTTCAGTCTCCAGCAGACGAGTCGCCACGAACATCAGGCTCGGGGGAACAACAAGCTTCCGGGGTTTGGCAGCGATCAGCAGTCCACGCTCGTCCGTCCACGCGGCGATTTGAATCACAGCGTTTTCCAACGAGGTTTCGTTCAGATCGGCACCCGTGGTGGGGCGGTTGCTGTTGGTGCCACCAGAAATCAACGGGTGAGCAGTAGAACACAGAACCACGCCGTCACCGTAGGTTACCGCCGTATTGAACGCGTTGTTCAACACGTACGCGGCTTTAACCTGCTTGGTGTAAGACATGGCGCGGGCCAGAGCTTTGGTATAACGAGACGACAGGGAGTCGTACAGGTTATCTTCCATAGCTTCCTCGGTAACCGAGAAGCCCATCGCGATTGTCTCGTGCGTGTAACGAGCAGTCCATGCTTCCTGTCCGTTGTCGTACTGGATAGCAGAACCTTCGTTTTTCACCGGAGCGGCAGAGAAACCAGCCAGCTTGGTTTCCTCTTCAAACGAACGCTCGGAAGTCTCCGTTTCGTAGATTTCCTTGTGCTCTTCGCCATACCGCTCGTACTCCATACCGAACAATGCGTTCAGGCCGGGGAGCAGTTCTTTCAGTAGTTGTGCGCGGGAAATAGCCATTTATCGCTCCTTAAACACCAGTGGTGTCGTTGTACTGGTGAGTGTTTATCTTCACCAGAAGTTCAACATAGGTGTCGGCGGCGGTGGCTGTTTCAGGCACCACGTCAATCACACGGATGGGAACGGTTGAAGTAGTAGCGGCACCAGTGGTCGTTACACCAAACGAGGAATCACCAGTCGTGGTGGAGCCTGCGTTCAACACCAGCGGCAGGTTGGTACCAACCACTGTGCGTCCAGCGGACGACATCGTGGTAGCGCCAACGGCAACAACAGCAACTTTAAACAACGCTTGTGGGTCGTCCACAACATAGGCATAAGCCAAGTTGGAGGAGGTCGAGGCCAACGCGGGGATGTACTGACCCTGAACGGTCTGACCGCTAGAGTTCACGTACTGCCCACCAATACAGACACCAACAATGGTGCCGGAATCGGTCGTGGTCGATTTAATCAGATAACCATCGCTACCAATTTTTACCGTGTCGCCATTGAAAATGGCGGTGGCAAAACCAGCGGCAACAGGAATCTGTCTGAACGCACCAGCATACGGCTTACCGTCAATGGAATTGACGGGTTTCAAGCCATACGGTGCGGAGACAGTGGGGTAAGCCATGTTTGACTCCTAAATTAAAAACCTTTTCCGAATGTGACCTTCGACTGCCGCTCGTTGAAAAGAGGCATGCGAGGATCGCTCTCACGCAAGAAGTTGTTGTCAACGGATCGCATTTGGCCCTCCGCTTGTTTGCGGAACCAGTCATCACGTTGGCGAACCATATCAATCGGGGTTTTGCACAGCATAAGGCCACCAATAACTATGTTGTCCTTAAATCTGCCCGCAGGATCGGCGTAGATTTGAATCTCAGGATGATCTTGCGCACGTACCGGCTCCCAACCTTCGCGGAATTTAGCGGAGATATTCATGGGATCATTCTGGCCTTGCGTAGAAATACGAATCCAACGATACGCCCAGCCCTCTTGAGGAGCCGGATCAGGTAGCAGCGTAGGCGGTGCCCAAGTACGGGGTCGCATCGTGTTTTCACGAGATGCTTGGTCACGGTCTTCGCGATTTTGTTGGGTTAGTTTGTTCTCAGCCATTATCTGTTCCTCATTCCTTCCGCAGCTTTTTTCGCATATAGCTCCAACGGAACTCCCAGTCGCTTGGCAACATTCACCGCACTGGGCGTGAGCACGATTTTATTGGGCGCTGTGCTACGCGTTGCTGGTGAAACTACCGAACCGCGACGGGGTTTTTCATTGCCGCCGTTTCCACTATCCTGAAATTTTTCAGGAAACTTCTCGCGCATCCGAGCGTCAATGCGCTCGTAATACGTGTCAGACAGAGGATTAAGACCTTCCTCTTCGACCAGACGCTCATGCACTGCGAGTGCGAATCCGGTCATTTCTCTATCCTTGTTGAACCAGCTATTACGTGTTTTCCACGCTTCTGCTTTTTCATCCCGGTAGACGGCCCCACTCGCAGGGGGTTGGGGCGCATATGTGGGTTCTACACGAGTTTCTGCGGGCTGTAAAGCTTTGGGACGAAAATTATTAATTCGCTCCGCTTTAATTTTAGCCGTCATCAACTCGTCCTGAGCGACGGTTACTGCCTCCCCGTCACCCGACTCGTACGCGGCTTTATACTTGCGCTTGGCCTCCTCCAACTCCTTTGCCGCAACCGTTTTGGCCTGATCCAGCAAGATTTTTTGGTTGTTTTGCGACGAGTTCTTTAACTGCTCGTTCTCTGCAAGGATACGCTGGGCAATCGATAAAGCCTCCTCACGCTCGCGCATTGCAGCTTCTTTGGCACGCCGCTCTTCATGGTAACCCTTGTTAAGATGTGCCAAACGATCACGTAACTTAACATCTTTATACTTAAGCAGCTCCTCTTCGGTAACCTCCGCAGGGGGTTCAGTCATCGGCTTGCGGTTACGGTCTTCCAGCGGGGTATCGTCCTCGATCTCAACCTTGATTGGGGCATCTTCGCCCTCAATTACAATCTCCAGCTTCTCCTCGGATTTCTCCTTGGCATCCTTGCTTGTTCCAACAACGTTCTCGTCAGGGAATTTAAAAGAATCTTTTTCGTAATCAGCCATTGTTTTCTCCTTAGTTCACACGTTCAATAGCACGGGGGTCTTGTACTACAGCTTCAACAGAGTCATCGTTGATAAGCCGGAACTCCTCCCCATAAATTTTAAAGCGCGTGCCGGTGTTAGCTCGACAAAGAATAAAGTCTCCCTTCTTACACCACGGGCCACTGGGGAACCGCTCCTTGTCGGAGTAACACATGTCACCTAGCTCAACGACCCACAACACATTGGTAAGCAGTTGCTCGTGGTATATAGTGGTATCCGCCTTGACGATACCTGCTGTACTTCCGTTAAAGGTCTTAGCAATTTTTGGCAGACTTACAAGAATCTTATACCCTTGGGGTTTAGGAATTAGCTTAGCCTTTTCCTTGTTGACCTCTTCCGCGCTGGGTTTGTTAAGAACATAGCTCAAGTCAATTGCTTGTGCCTCAAAGACTTCACTCATCTTCGCTCTCCTTTATACGCTCTACGAGGTCTTCGATATTTTGGTTCGCTTGGAGTAGACCCCGAATAACTCCAACAACTTCTTTATACTCGTCGTATGTTTTAGCAGCCCCCGTCGCAAGATGCTCCATAAGTTCTTGCACACGAGCCTTATTTTTATCAAACAATAGCTGTATTACCCGTTCGTCCATGTCTTACCCCTTCTTTTGCTGCATAGTGGCTTCAATCTGGGCTACACGCAGGTTTGCGTCCACGCCAACCTTGTCCTTGCTAACCTGAATCTTCTCCTGCTCCAAACGTAATTTCTCGCGTGCAAGGTCTGCGTCCTGCGCGTCTTTTGCGGCTTTGCGCTGAATATCCTGCCCTTTGAGTTGCAGTTCGGCCTGCTGAAGCTGTACCAGCGGGTCTTGCGCGGCCTCCTGCGCCTTCTGCTGCGCAGCCTGACCTTGATGTATTGCCAGCAACTGCTGGCTGGCCTGAGCCACCATACGCGACAGTTGAACCTCTACTTCCGGGGACATGTCGGTATCGGGAGCAGGCATAGACACACCCAGTCGCTCCTCAACCTGCCGCCGGTATGCAAACCCAAGGTGCTCGGCAATATGCGCCTGCCCAGCGGCAAACAACAACTGTGCCTTGGGATTCTGGCCCATCTGCTGCGCAATCATGGGGTCACGCATAAACGCAGAATGGGTAGCAATATGCGCGTCGTGATCCTGATATATAAACGCCTTGACAGGTTTACCGTTAAGGATGTCCATGTTCTCACTGATCGGGTCACGCGGTTTCTGGTCGTCTTCAGTGGGCACCAGCTTGTCGGCGTTAGGCACACCCAACACCTCTATCATCTGGCGATGTAGCTGTGGCAGGTCATAAATCTGTGGAGCCTGCGACGCCAACTGCAATACCGCTTGGTACTGCATGATGCGCTGGGCCATCGTGCTGGAGTTGGGATCGCTAACCGGAATAACTTCCACCAAGTCATAGTCGGACTTTTTAATCTGGCGGTCTTTGGTGAAGTTAGGATCGTAAGAATACTCCTCGGGAGTATAGTCACGGATGATCTCCTTAAGCAGCTTGAACTCCTGCTTCATGGCGTAGTGCACGCGGGCCTGCACCGCCCCCATTGTTTTTAACTGCCGCTCGATGAGTGCAAGCGTGGTACCCACAGGAGCCTGCGCGGACATATCACTGATGCTCATATCCGCAATAGAACCAAGGCGGCGGGCTTCCTGTGTGATCTTCTCCAACAGCCCAGCCAGCACCTGCGACGGCTCCTTGTAGGGCAAAGACATGATGTTGTCTTTTATAGCCCCGCTTGGCACGTCCACGTCCCTGAACTCCCCCGGACTTATGGGGGTGTCGTCCCCTTTAATACGTGCGCCGCGAGTCTTCAATCCACCGGGGAGGTTAGACAGCGTGCCTGCGTCAACAAGCTGGCGGATGATGGAAGTACCTGCACGGGCGTAGCCACCGATGATGTGGATGAGGCCCATGCCGTACACTCCGAATCCGGGGATGTAGTTATACTGCACGAAATGCTGGCGCTTGAGTTGCAGCGGGTCTTCTTCCTTCCAGTTACGGCGGATAGCCAGCACGTTCTTGGTACCCCGGTCATAGGTGATGACATACGGGCGCGCGATACCATCCGGGTCTTCATATCCCGGCATATCCCAGTCCACGTGAACCTCGGCAAGCTGATATCTGTCGTCGTCTTGGGTTATCGTAAAGCCGCTCTCGTCGGCCTTTTTCTTCTCTATGTTGGTCGTGAGGTTGACCGGGTTACCCAACTCCACGTCTTTATAAAACCCCGCGACCTGCAACTTCTTCACGTCGTTCTTGGTCTTGCGCATCAGGTGTGCGACACGCTCAGCGGTATCAAGATTAGGCGCACCGTAGGGGATAATAATCTCCTCGGCAGGCACAAACATAGCCACCGGACGATCCAGTGTGGGGTCGGGGTATACCTTCTTGAACGCAGCCCCGGCAAGCCCGAGGCTAAACAGCATGCGTTCATGCTCGGAGCGATACTCAACCATCTTCTCGGTGAGCGTGTAGTTCATGTCCTCGCGGACACGCTCTGCGGCTTCTTCCTTGGGCTTGTCTATAGCCCCCATAACCTCGGTTTTTACCGGCCCGGAAGCAGGGAATGTCTCCATGATAGTCTCGGACTGGAAGCGAATCGCCGCCTCCGCAAGCACCGTGCTAAACACCCCGCAAGCCCCGTCCCACGGCTCGGTGCGCTGCTCGTACTTAAGCCCCAGCACCTCCAGACCTTTTATAAATACATCGGCCCAGTCTTTACGGGAGTTGATATCTGCCGTAACAAGCTCGTCAAGCTCTTGCGCAAGCGAACCCAACACCGCATCGTCCATGTACTCGGCAAGGTTGGCATCAAACTCCTCGTCGCTACCTTCTGCCCCCGGCTCCAGTGTGATCTCCACACTGCCATCGTCCAGCGTGACCCGCTCCGGATTCACAATCTCGATCTCAAGGGGCTGGTTAGCTTCAGCGCCCCCCAAAGCCAGTTCATCCGCGATCCCAACCGGCGCGGAGTACAACCCCTTATCAATGTTTGTTGCCATAATCAGGTTCCTTTATTTGCGGTTTTTTTGATCGCAGGTTTTTTAGCAGTTTTTTAGCGGCTGTGGCCTTCTTCAGCGCCATATATTGCTTCTTAAGTTTCTCATAATCCTCATTAAGCTTGCGGTACTCATACGTCGCCCGGTCAACCGCAGTGCTGTGCGCTTGGGCCTTGATGAGGAGCGCGTTGCAATACTTCTTGATATCGTCGTGGACGCGGAGCATCTCGTTGGCGTAACGCAGCATCAACTCCTTGTGGTACTCCGGCACGTTCTTATCCAGCATCCAGTGCTGCTGCTGGTACCAGT